CCAGTCATTTTAGCTTTACCACAAGCAGGACAATGTACTCTGCCTTTGGTTCGTCCACAATGGCACTCAATATTATCTGAGAGAATAATAACATCCTTCTGTTCTACGATCTTAGGATCATTATTATTCAAATTCACATCAACTGTTGACATTTGAGTTCTCCTTAGCCTTCAGGCTAAAGCCTCTGTGTAACTGATGTCAACAGATATAATAGCTTTAAAATCAATAACTTATGCAAAGCCCCTGCTCCCTACTCCCCCCGTCCCTCCCAGTTTATGCGGTCAGTATCGAAATTCAGATTGAGGGCAGAGATTTTTAAAAAATTTTTTTTATTATAAAAAAAAAAAAAAAAAAAAAAAAAAAAAAAAGAAAAACCTTACATCATGTGATTCTCACCGCTTAATCGGCCTCCGAGGGGGGGAGTGGGTGGTGGATATGCAATTGTGATGCGAAGTTTAAAATTGCTAAAAGCCTCATTTTACGAGGCTTTATCATTATACTAAGCCTATTGCCTTTAGAGTATGCTCCTCTAATGTTTCGTTCTGGCGTCGTTCGTTAATCGTGCGTCCCTGTTTAGCAATTGCTTTTTTATAAGCTCGTTCACGATCTTCTGGCGTCATACTGACGAACGAACCATCAGCTCCGCTAGCGAGACTGAGCTTAACTGTCTTAGCAATACGCAGGGCTTTCCTTATGGTCATTCCCATATGTGTAATCCTCCATTATACACCATGCCGTTTCAGTGTGAACGAGCTTAAGCTTTCGGTTTTTCACCGTAAGCTTGCTCGTAAGCTTGTGCAGTGGAAATACCACGTGCAACGAGTTCACGAAAAAGCGTAGTGTTACGCTTGAGTTTGCGATCATCAATTTGCGTTTTCAGAGCATCGTGACGCGAAGTAACAACCTCGCACACGAATTCTGAAGCAAGCTTGTTGAGTTCTTTCTGAACGGACACGATACCATACATTGCGATCAAGTCCTTATTCTTATACAGAACGAGTTCTTTGATCTGTTGAGCACACTTGTCCGTCAGCTCAAGCTTTATATCTTTGAGTGATACACCATCAGCGTTAGGGGATAGAACATTCCCTGTTTCTTGTGCCATGATTCGCCCTCCTGTTTTGAGCGTAGTTATGGCATGGTGTATAACGCAAGATTACACTGGCCGAATTGTCATGGTATACACGTATACCTGTGATTATAATCTATATAATCTCCTCGCCGCCTATTGGTGGCAGGATCAGAATAATATAAGAATTATAGCTAGTCAACCACAAGATGTTGTAGTTACTAAATAGTAATAACACAATAGGTTGTGGGTGTTTACTAACTTAGTAATTCCTTTGGAGTAACAAGGTAGGCCGGGGGTTATTATCAAATTAGTAAACACGAGTGCCGGGGATGCCTACACAAATTTTTTCTGGATTTTCAATCCATTAAATAATATAATAATTTTTATATATACTAATTTAACATTGTGCTACATACATCAGCTACGCTGATTCTGATTATGCTTTACATAATGGTTATAAAGCTGATAGGCTTCGCCAAGTATACCCAGTGGCATCATACATGTAGACCCGCCTTACGTAACGCGATGAAAGCAATGATGCTTCGCATCAGAATGTAATTGACTTGAATGGCGAAACATGTCATACTAGTTTAACTTGTGGATGAGTGTAAGTAATAGCGGGTGTATGGACAAATAAGGCATCAATAGATTATGAGGCACGTTAGAAAATATAGAAAACTGTCGAAGCCCACCCCCTCGTTAGAGAGCAAAGTGGCTACGACTGCATCCAGTTCTATTGATTCTAAACGGCCTCGTAATGTTGTTGGTGCCTTGTTTAAACATTTTGCCAAATGGCAGCCGGAGGTTATCCAATCATGCCAGCAGCCTATAAGCGATGCGTCAAGCACGTAGAGGCGAAAGGAAAATCTACTAGCTCTGCTCATGCTATTTGCACTAGTGTGAATGCGGGTAATATTCGCAGAGCACGCAAAGAAGAAGCTAAGAAGAAATTTACATCTAAATAACTGTTAACATTATCGAAGATAAAGGAGCGAAGCTCATGCAAGCCGATTTATCACGCAGAAGATCAGACTCGACTGAAGATACTGCCCGTACAAAAGCTCCTTCCATTCAGGGTACAAGCTACGCTCAAAAAACAGCGATGAATTTTGGTGATACAGGGACTGCTTTGTCTATGCAGGGTTTCACGCCTCAGCGTGCTGATGCAATCAATGCAAAGCAAAAAGCTGATGTTATGCGTAAACTACCTTCGGCCTTCGGTAAATAGTTAATGTTATCATTTTAAAATTTTGGTAATGCCAACTCCCGGTTAGAAGGATCACAATGTGAGCTTTAGCTCAAAAGGAAAGCATCATTCTAAGACCATCGACAAGATTCGCATAGCATGTAGGCTAGAACTCCTAAACTTAGGAATAAGAGATCAGGAGATTGCAGCTTACATTGGTATGAGTTCTACGAGTTATTCCCTCCTTAAAAAGACGAAAGTCTACCAACAATTACATTTGCAATATCTAACTGGCGTCCTCTCTGACGCGGACCTCGAAATCACAAATAATTTTCAACATCAACGTCAGATTCTCGCGCGAGGAGTTCCTATCGCTCTCGAAAATTTGCTAAGAGCTGCTTCTCAAAGAATTGACAGTAAATTAAATTTTGAAGCTTCTAAAGAATTGTTAGATCGTCATGGAGTACATGCTAAAGTTTCTCGTATAGGCTTGCCTAATCTTGAGCAAGATGCTGCTACTCCCAAAGATAATGAAGTTGCTCAAGAAATTCTACAAGCTTTCGCTCGCACTAATGCTGCGAAACAAGAACAGCCTATCGAAGTAACGATAGATTCGCCTCCAGCAACTGAACAAACTCAATGAGCTAACGCTCATAATAATGATGAAAGGTTGATATAACAATGTGGCTTGCATATTTAATGCGCGCACTTACTTCACTTCCATATATTATTCAGGGAATTGAAGCAATTCATGGGAATGCAAAATCTGGAGCTGAGAAAAAGCAACTCGCGCTTGATGCTCTAGGATTAGCATCAGTAGTAGATCAAACTATAGATCCAAGTCATGCTCAAGCAGCACAAGCTGCTACACAAGTTGTGAGTCAGGCTATTGATGGCATCGTTGCAGTTGCTAATGCTGCAAAAGAAATGCCAGTCATTCCGACTGTTCCAGTGCCTCCAACTAATCCGAAAGCTTAAAATAAGGATTACTCCTAAATAGCTGGGAGGCTATGGAGTAATATGAGGAGTTAGAGCAGTAAGAGTTTAAGAGTGGATTAAGGATGTTTCCTTGCCGGGTTACCATCCTCCACGATCAACTCAGACGCAACCTAACTCCTCATTATTAAAATAATGTTATTATAACTTGCACTCATGTTGCGTCAAGAGAGAAAACGTAACCCGGCACCGACAAGGGGGCGGCCAAAAAATGACTGAAGTGCCCATTAAAAAGAAGCCAGGGACAGGATCTCAAGGTTTTAGTGATGAGCTTGCTAATCAAATTAATAAACAGCAAGCTGCTAAAGTTCATCGCAAAATGAACTCTCGTCATATTAAATCTCCAAAAGTTTGACAAGGTTATATACAGCATAGACCGGGAGTTGATAGACTCTAATGACTTCGCCATCCATTATAGATGAACTAGAAGAACGTGCTGAAGTTCTCTATGATATCAACTCGAAGAGTTGGGCTAATCATTGGACGATTATAGACCCAACGGGTCTGACGCCGAAGGCGATGAATACTGTTCATCGTTTGAATGGTTTTGGTTCTCATTATTACTTTGCTAAAGTTATCCTTCGTCGTCACAGATTGAAAGAGTATCTGCATCGTGAGCTTTGTGATCTTTTTGAATGTACAAGATTAAAGGAAATAATAGAGTGGCCTCGTGACCATTTTAAATCAACAATCGGATCAGAATCAGCACCAATCTGGTGGGCTTTACCTTTTACAGAAGAAGATGAAAAGCTTATGCGATCTCTTGGATATGGGGATGAGTATATTCAATGGATGTATCGTGCTCATAATCGGGATACTCGCACGCTTTTAGTTTCGGAGAATAAAGAGAATATTGGTAAACTTGGGGTAAGAGTTGATAATCACTATCAAAACAACGAGTTCTTCCTTAGACTTTATCCAGAAGTTAAACCAGATGGTGGATGTACTTGGAGTGTTACTACAAAAACCCACAAAAGATCGGGTACAACAACTGATGGTGAAGGAACTTTCGATTACATGTCAGTTGGAACAGCACTCCAAAGCCGACACTATAATCGAGTTATCCAAGATGATTTAGTTGGTAAGGAAGCTCTAGAATCCGAAACAGTAATGGCTGGAACGATAGATTATCATAAGCTTCTTGTAGGAGCTTTTGATTCTGATTCTACTGATCCAGAAGCTGATAATGATGAAGTTATAATTGGAAATCGTTGGAGTTATAAAGATTTAAATTATTGGGTTCGT